TCAGTGGGTCCAGGGCGTGCGGCGGTCGTACTTGAAATTGTCCGCATAGGCCTGGCGGCGACGCTTGGGCTCCTGCGGCTCCTCGATCCGGTAGGCGATGCCGTGCTTTTCGGCATAGGAGACCGCCGCTTCCTTCGTGGCGAAACGAAGCCGCACCTGCTGGCGCATGTCGGACGAGGACGTATAGCCCATCAGCGGTTCGACCCGGCGCGGCTGCTCGCGGTCGAACTCGAGCACCCAATGGCCGGTCTTGGCCTTGCCCGACTGCATGGCCGTCTTGGAGGGGCTAAAGATGCGCGCGCTCATCGGCGTCTCCCATCGGTCTCGATCCGGCGGCCGGACGCACAACGCCGAACGCGCCAGGTTTCCGCGCTTGGGCGGCCATTGGTCGGAGCGACAGGATTCGAACCTGCGACCCTCTGGTCCCAAACCAGATGCGCTACCAGGCTGCGCTACGCTCCGAAATGGCCGAAAATCAATGCCTTAACATCGATTACGACCTGTCTTTTAGCGCAAACGGGAGGGGAACGAAAGGCCTCAATTGCCACGAAGATGCACGAAACTCCCACGGCAATTCCCACGTCATGACCACCCCATCCCGCCGCCCGTCGGAATGACCCGCAGACCGCACGGTCCTCCGCCGCAGCGCGTACAGCGCAGGCGCGGCGCCAGGTCCGCATGCATGACCGACTGGTCGCGGCCATGGCGCACCGCCAGCGCCTCGAGGTCGAGCGGCGCCATGTGCCAGCAGTCGCGGCCGTAGCACACCGCCCAAAGCGCCGTTCCGTCGTCGATCAGGTCTCCGATCGTGTTCATGGGACAGGGAATATGATGATCCCAGCGCAAAGGAAAAGCCCCGCGCGCCGGTCAGGGCGCGCGGGGCTCGCCGTCGATGTTGGGTTACAGGTCATCGGGCGGGTCAGGCCCGTGGTTCAGACGCCTGCCGTCCGAAAATCGAAAGAAGTTAGATGCCAACCCTTGCCAGCATACATGAAACGTGTATGTTAGGGACATCAAACACGGAGACAGACAGATGAGCACTCACCACTTCATGCCCCGCGACGGCCAAGGCTGGACCGCCGATCGGGAAAACATGCTCAAGTCATACAGTGAAGCGAAGCGAGCCTTTGGCTCCGCCGCGTGCTTGATCGCCAAAGGACACAATGTCTACTGGTGCGCGGCAGATGACGCTGATCACTTTGCAAGCATCCTTGGTGCCGAGGGCGTTGAAATCATCGCTCGCCACGTTAGCGCAGACATCAAGGCGACCTTTGCCAAGAAGCCTGCGCGCTGGAGCACGGACGGACGGCCCAAGGTGCGCCACCCGAAATTCGGCGAGGGCGTTGTCATCCACGGCGCGGGCACCGACAAGCTGCTTGTTCAGTTCGGCGAAGACAAGCCGGTGCGGGTCGCCGCCTCGTTTCTTGAGAACGTGTGACAAAAAAGCCAGCGCCGGAGCGCTGGCCTTATCTGGTGCATATCTCAGCTTGTTAACGGAACTGCCGAAGCTGGACCGCAACAACAATCGATTGCGTGCAACTTCGATAACTATAGCCCGCAAAACCCGCCCTGGCAACAGGAGTACGCAATGACCCCCGCCGCGTTCACCCAATGGCTGGCCGATATGAAGGCAGCGGGCCTTATCCGCTCCGATGCCGATGCAGCGCGGCTGTTGGAGGTGTCCGCAAACAGCGTCGTGCAATTCAAGGCACGCGGCGGCAACCATCGACTCGCCCTTGCCTGCCGCGCCCTCCTTCATCGGCTTGAGCCCTACGGGTGAGCGGCACATGACACCCGGACGACAAGAGCCCCGCGCGCCGGTCAGGGCGCGCGGGGCTCGGCGTCGATGTTGGGTTACAGGTCATCGGGCGGGTCAGGCCCGTGGTTCAGACACAGTTTGAAGGCTTCCTGTCGGCCCGGTTGATCGTCACCCGGTGGCGGCGGGCCGCACCGCGCGGGCGGCTTCACCGGTCGGTATGCCGGCGAATCGGCCTGTGGTTGGCCTCGATCACGCGATCGAGCCGCTCGGTCATCCCGTCGAGGCGCTTGTCGATCCGGTCCCCCATGTCGGTGACGGCCTTGATCGTATGAACGTTCTGTTCGGCGACCGACTTGATCGCTTCGGTCACGCCAGCCTTGGTCGCGTAGTTATCCGAGACGTGCAGCCTGTGGGCCGCCAGATCCCTTGCGACCGTGTCGGCCTTGGTGTCGACGCGGCCGATCTTGCCGTCGAGAAACCGCCAGACCCCGAACAGTGCACCGAACAGACCGATCAGGAAGGCGCCCAGCGCCAGCCATTCCCCCAGTTCCATCTCTCACCCTTCGCCTTCTCGTTGTCAGCCGATGACGCCGAACAGCCGCCCGACCACGGTCACCAGCAGCACAAACGCCAGCACCGCGGCGAGCAGGCCGAACCAGAGCTGGAAGAAACAACCGATCGGCGGCAGGTCACCAGGGTCACCCGGCATCATCGGCTGACCGCCTGGCTGTGGCGCAGGCACTCCGACCGCGTCCACACGTTCGCCCCGCACAGGCCTGCGGCCGTGTCGTCGATCTTGTCCTGGTCGGCCGGCGTCGCGCCGATCGCGCCGACCAGCGCCGTGCCGACCACCGCGCGCGCGGTCAGCCGCTGCTGGTCAGCGGACGCATTCACCGCTGACGAAGTCGTACATCCCGCCACGCTCATTGCACTGGCGGCGAAGAAAGCGAGCGCGATCGGCTTCATTGGTGATCTCCCTTGCGGCGCGATTGGTTGCTTCGGTCAGTTCGGCGCGAGCCGCGGCCTCGCCGGCCGTGAACTGCGCGGGCCCGTGCACGAACACGGCCCAGCCCAGCGCGACGGAAAAGCCGGCGGCGAGCGCCAGCGCGCCCACGGCGGCGAGCCGGAACGGCTCGGTCAGACGATCGATCATGCGTAGCCCTCCAGGCCCGTGCGCGTGCGGCGCTTCTGCCAGATGCGCCAGCCGGCCCAGGCGAGCCCGCCGAGCGCCAGGCCGACAGAGAGGATCGTCAGCGCGACAAGAACCTGGTCGGGCAGCGCGTGGCCGGTGTTCTGCAGCGTGTCGTCGACCGTGCGCTTGGCCGTCTCGAGCGCGGCGCCGCCGCCGACACCGACGCCGACGCCGACCCCCACGTCGGGATCCCGGGTGACCGGAACGTCGCCCGGCGCCTCGTCGGGCCGCTGGCGGTACCGGGCGAGCGCGGCCATGGTCTCGGGGCCGGCGATGCCGTCGACGGAAAGCCCCTTGGCCGCCTGGAAGGCGCGCACGGCATGCAGCGTCGCCGGCCCGAAATCGCCGTCGACCGGACCCGCGTCGAAGCCGGCGCGGCGCAACAGCGCCTGCAGCTCGCGCACCTTGCGGCCCTTCGACCCGAGGCGCAGCATGCCGGCGGCCGGGCTCAGCGCCCGCCAGCCGCCGCTGTAGCGCGCATGAGCCTCCGCCATCTTCTCGTCATAACGGTTCCGGCGATAAAGGCGCCCGTTATAGACCCGGGCGAACCCGGCCCAGTCGTGCCGACGCAGCTCGTCGAGCAGGCCGTTGCGGCGGATGAACCGGACCATCAGCTCGACCTGCCCGCCCAGATCGCGGCGGGCCATGGCGACGAGGCCGTGCACGCTGGAAAAGCCGAGCGCTTTCCAGTTGCCGCCCATCACCTGGCCGACGCCGAAACTGGTCGATTCGAGCGCGGCCGTGTCGTCGATCATCATCGCGCGCTCGAGCAGCGCCCAGCGCGCGGCCTGCGAGCGGGGGTTGCGCACCCCGCCGACCTTCGGGCTGGCAAGCCCCTGCCGGCGCGCCAGCGCACGCTTGTCCCCGGTCAGCCGGTCGTCGAACCAGTGGCCCTCGAACCGGATGACCGGGCGCCACTCGCCGTCGACCATGGCGCCGGTGCGGCCGGCGCTTTCGACCTCGACGACGGCCAGCAGCGCCGCCGGCTCGATCCGGTGTTCGTTCGCGACACGTTTGATCGTGTCGACGGTTTGCGCGTCGAACATGGCGGTCTCCAGAAGGAATGTGTCAGCCTGAAAGTAGACGTGTCAGTTTCGGCGTTTACAGATCGCCGCTTTATTTCCGAAATCGGTGGCTTGAGAGTCCAGCGGCCAGCGCATAGGAGTCGGGGATGCGAATATCCCTGCTTCTACTTGCGCTCGGCGCGATCCTTTTCACTGCAGCATGCGGTGAGGACAGGAGAACAATTCCGGCGTGGCAGACATATTGTGCGGTGCCAAACGATACATTCACCGGCGGTCAGGCCGGGGCCGACCTGGACGTCGAGCCGGTGTTCGTTCTCGGCGAACGGTCGCATTCCATGTTCGCGTTTGCGGCGGATGACGGGATTCGGTTGCGCGACCTCAACTCAGGCCGACAGTGGCAGCTCCGATACGGCCGGTTCGAGACCGCACGTGCATTGCGATGCAAGCCGTTCGCGGCGTTCGGCGTAGAGGTTAATCACTCCGATAATGCGGTCACCGCCTGCCGGGGCGACAACTGCCAGTCGATCAAGATCGAGCAGGGTACGTTCGTGTTCGCCTACGCTGCCGCACGGTCGGCGATTGTTGCCATCACCAATTACGGTGACGCACTGCTCTTTCGCGATGACCGATGGTGTCGAATGACCTGGTCGGAGGACCGCTACATCTGCATCGGCAACGAACCGATGGTCACGGAGCCACGCAAGATGCAGTTCTATTCCTCGATCCGATACGACGGCCGGACATTGATGGGCGAGTGGCCAACCGGACGCCTGTTCGTCTTTGATGGCCGGACGATAGAGCCATGGTCCGAGCAGCCGCCACACGTGAGCAAGGAAAGAACAGGTTTCGAAGCGCAGGCGATGGCCGTCTATTGCGGCGACCTTTATGTCGGGTACTGGCCGACTGGCGCGATCTGGCGCCTTCACCGTCGGACGAGCGAGTGGAGCCGCATTGCACTGTTTCCGGATGCGGCCACGTTCTACCCGCATATTGACCGGCCGGCCGACGATCTGTCCGGTCGGTTCTTCGGACGACGCGTGACCGCCCTGCTTCCGCACGACGGCTCACTGTACGCCGCAACGTCAAATCTCCTCGGCTGGCACCGCGATCTGGACCAATCCGTCGTCAGCGATATCGAGGCCGAGTTCTACGGCAAGACGCATCGTCTCACGGTCGACTGCACCCGCTAGATGACATAGCTGATCTGGCAGGCCGTGATGCCCTTCGTTCCGCTTGCGGTGAAGCTGCCAAGCAGGGGCGTCGGATAGAGCGCGATGACGCCATTGGTTCCGATCACGCCGACGCCGCCATACTCGTAGCCGCCATTGTCGATGAGCGTCACATTGACCTGGCGCGCGGCGGCGGGCCGAAACGATGTGGGCATGCCGGTGATCGAACAACTGGTGCTGTTCGATGTGCCGCTGATGGACGGGATGCTTAGGGTGACGGTATCTCCGTTTCGCTTGGCCGAGATAGATCCGGTGGGGCTGGTCGTCAGGCCGGTCATCGTTCCCGTGAATGTCTGCGCGGTGAAGCCCTTGTTGCCTGCTTCCGAAACGAGCGTGTCGGCCGAGCCGGCGTTCGACACGAGCGCGACGGCGCTGCCCGCTTGAGAACAGTTTTCGATCCTCGCAGCGACCGTTCCCGCAACCGAATCGCGCCGCAACAGGGCAGTCGAGAGTTCTGCTGCATGGCAGTCCCGAATAACGATGTGCTCGGCCGGGAAGCCCGATGTGTCGCGCAGGCCCGAATGCTCAAGAATGGCGCCGGGCGCAACGCCGCCATGCGAGACGTTCTCAACAATGGTCGGCGAGGCCTGATGCGATGCCGTGTGCGTGCGAAGCACGATCGAATCCATGGCGGTGGTGCCAGTCTCGGCGTAGCCGCGAATGCCGGAAATCCTCAGTCCGCCATGAACATAGTTGCCGATGGTGCCCGAGACGATCTTCTCGACCGAATGCCCGTCGTGATGATAGGTGAGTTCTTCCGCGATGCCGTCGCCGTACTGGAAGTCGACTTCCATGAAACCGCGCCCAGTCGAGTTCCCCGTCGTCCGGATGAAGTGACTTCCGCGAATACGGCAATTTGTCTTGGCGAACTTGACCGACCGACCCCAGCAGTTCTTGAACGTGCCGCCATTGATACGCGCAAAACCATCGTAGCCAGCCGACGTTGCGGGCGGCACGCCGAATATCTGAATGCCGTCCTGATCATAGATATAGTCGGCATCTTCCGAATAGACATCCTCTATCCATGGATCGTCAATCGTAACATCGCGAGCCTCGGCACTACCTGCATTCAGGATCGCGATGCCGTGAACCCCGATGGATGCCTGGACGCCCGCATTCTCCGCAAGCTTGACGCCTTTCACATACGGCCGCACCAGATGCAGGGATTCGAAGCCGCCATCAATCCAGATGCCGAAGCCGCCGACGTGATCGGTCCCCGACCGGTAGACGTTGATCGCGCCGATATCCTCTCCATAGCCGCGCTCGATGTCGGCCGCCGTCATGTCGGTCGCGGCCGTGTTGCGGATCACCAGCCCGTTATAGGCCCTGCTGTCCGCGTCGACTTTCCATCCCCGGAAATCGAAACCATGCTCGTCAACGATTAGGTCGACCGCGCGGGCGATACCCGATGCCGTGGTCAGCTTGATCGTGGCGCCATGCCCATAGATTACGGGCTTGCGGGTAAACGTGTAGTCGAGAAGCGCGCTGATCGCATAGGTTTTCTCGCCGAGATTGATCGGCACGCCGCTGGAATTGTGCTCGGCGAACACGGCCTCAAGCGCCGAAAGATCATCCGCCGAGCCGTCGCCGACAGCCTCGAAATCAGCGGGGTCAAGGAAGTATCGGTTGGGGTGAAGAAGCTCGTAGCCGTCCTCGGCAGCGTTGACGACGAGTTGCTTGCCGGCGTCACCCGACACTATGCTGGGCAGGTTGAGGCCGGCAGCCGCCGCTTCGGCCCTGTCGGCCGCCGCCTCGGCCGCCGCCTGGATCGCCGCGCTGGCCTGGTCGGACAGAAGCCGGAACGTCGATCCGGAAATCCGCCCGGTCATCTCGCTGCCGGCCGGCAGGCCGCCCGGCGCGATATCGTTGCCGGCCTTCGTCTCGACGGCCAGCGCCGGGCCGCCATTGAAGCTGACCGTCACCGGCCCGGTGTTGGCGAGCACGATCGGCACGGTGATCAGCTGGGAGCCGTTGACGGGAAGCGCCGTCGTCGCCGCGATCGCGTTGGCCGTGCCGCCATCGTCGCTGGCGACCACGAAACTGTAGCCCGGCAGGTCGCCGACGCGGATCCATTCGCCGGCGCCCGACGCGCCCGTCTTGCGATAGACGCCATCGTTGGCCGCGCTGTCGCCGATCACCAGTGCCCCGGTGTTGGCCGGGTGCGCCAGGTCCGCCTCGAGGTCGGCGAGCGCGCCGTAGATACGTTCCGAATAGACCGCCGAGGTGAACAGCCGCTCGACCTCGGTCATCCATGTGCGCAGCCAGGACGGGTTGAAGGTGGCCCCGCCGAAGATCGTCTCGGCGAGGCGGGTGAAGATACCCATGGCGAGCCCCTCAGCTTGTGTGTTCGATGATGTTGGAAGCCGGCGAGGCCGTGCCGTCCGTCGTCAGCGCGAGCGCGCGCACCTGCACGGTCGAGCCCGGATCGGGCGTCGGCGCCGCCGTTTCGATCGTGCCGGACGGGCGCACGTAACCTGTTTCGATCTCGGTCCACGCGCCTGCGTCGATCCGGTATTCGACGCGCATGGAAGCGACCTGCAGGTCGGTCGGCGCGGTCGCCGTCAGATCGTCATGGGTGCCGGTCAGGACCGGCGCGGCCGTCGCGGTGTTGTTGACCGAAAGGCTGGAAACCTCGAGCAGGTCCGAGAAAAGGCTGCCGCCGCCATCGGCATCGAAGAACCGCACCCGGAAGTCGGCCCGGTCGCCGGTGAGGTCCTCGGCGACGACGGCCGTGGTCAGGTCGATTTCCGTCGTGCCGGCCCATGCGCCGGGCGTCGTGACGACATAGGGACGCCAGGTCGCCTCGGCGGTGGCGGCGCCGGAGACCGGCGCGAACCGGACCCGCGTCTCGCGGCCACCGACCGCGTCCGTGGCGACGACCGTCGCCCACGCCGGCGCGGCCGGCTGGGGCAGCGGCGCGGCGTACTGGGGCAGCACGCGGTCGGGCGGCGGCGAAACCTCGTCGGCGGCCGGGTTCCAGGGCGTCTGCAGGATCGGCGGGATCGCCTTGAACGGGATCTCGGTGCGCCCGTCCGCGTCGCTCACGGCGACCGGCTCGATGCGCGCCTTGACCAAAACAGGCACGTTCTCGTCCTCGCCGACATCGGGGATTTCGAGCGTGACGGTCCGTTTGCCCCATGCGGCAAGACCCGCGAAGGTCGAGTGGAACACGCCGAAATCGGCGCGCGCCATCCAGAACAGACGCCGTGCGATGCGCTGGGCCTGGCTGGCATCGCAGCAGAACGGCAGCCGGACCGGAAACTCCTTTTCGCCATAGCGGTCGATCTCGTCCTGAACCCGCGCCCAGGGCGCCGCTGTCAGGTCGATCTCGGCCAGCTCGTAGCCGCGCTCGGGCGAGAAATAGACCAGCGTGCAGACGTTCGGCCGTGACGCCCCCTCCGGCCCGGCGCGGTACTCGGCGGTGATCCGGTGCCGTTCGGTCAGCGTCATCTCGCTGTCCGGATCGTCCTCGAGCCAGGCGAAGGTGAACTTGCCCGAAGCGGCCCGCCGCACCTCGAGGCCCGCCGAGGCCAGCATGTCCTCGACCACCTCGGTGCTGATGACGCCCTCCCACCCGCCCGAAAGCCGGCAGCGCGGCGCGGTGCCCGACAGGGTGGCGACGAGGGCCTCGGCCTCGGTGGCGCGTATCGCCAGATCGTCGAAGTCGATGATCGCGTCGGTGATGCCCGGCAGCTGCCGGAAATAGTGCAGGCAGATCAGGACCCCGTTCCGCGACCAGACCGCGGTGTCCGTGCGCGGATCGAGAAACAGTCCGACCCGGGCCCGCACGCGCGTGTCACGAATGCCGCCCTGCAGCAGTTCGGGAAACAGTTCGTTGCCCGTCCCCGGGTTCTCGAACCGCATCAGCGTCTGGAAGATGCCGCGCACCCGGTGATCGGCGGTCCAGACATCGGGAAACGAAGACAGAAGCCCGGGCCAGGCGACCTCGGTGCCGTCCCCGACACGGTGCTTGAGGTTCAGCCATGAGCCGCCCGGGCGGGCGAACGGCGGCGTCGAGACATCGCCGTTTGCTTCGACCGTGACGGGGCGCCCGTCGTAGAAATACTGCTCGATCGCGACGGCCGGCCCGAAGCAATGCAGGATCAGGCGGTAGATCAGATATCCGTCGGTGTTGCCGTAGTCGATCTTGCCGGCCAGCTCGACCAGGCCAAAGGCATGAATGCCCGGCCCTTCGGACCCCTGCTGGGTCTGCTTGAGGCGGTTCGGATCGATCTGCTGTCCGCGCGGCCGGAACAGGGCCTGCGCGCCCAGATAGGCCGCACCGAGACCGCCATAGACGAGCGCGGCGCCGAGGGCCGCCGCGACCGGGCCGGTGGCAAGGCCAAGGCCCAGAATGCCCTGGATCGCGAAGCCGATCAGCGTCTCGACGGCAAGCGCCGGCGTCGCCGTCAACAGCAGCGTGACAAGTGCGATCGCGGCGATGCGCATCATTCAGATCGCCCAGACCTTCAGGATCGTGTGGTGGCGCGGCGCCAGGAAACGCACCCCGCCGCGATGGGCCCGCCATGCCGCGCTGCCCAGCTCGCAGAAGATCACGCCGACATCACGAAAGTCGAACGTATCGATGACGCCGACATCGCCGAACCGCGGCATGCCGGCACGCGCGCCGAACCCGGCCGGGCCGAGCACCCGGTCCCAGATCGGCACGAGGCCGCCGGCCTCATCCATCATCGCCTCGGCTTCGGCCCGGCTGTGCCAGACCGGCATGTCGAGCGTCCGGCCGGTGATGTTGGCGACCCACTGGGCCGGCCATGCGCTGCAATCGTCGACGCCATAGACCGGCTCGGTCCCGGCGATTTCGGCGCACATGGCGCGCAGCACGCGCCGCCGCCGCGCCATTTCGTCGATCGCTGCGCTCACGGCAGATAGTCCTCGACGATCTCGCCATTGATCGGGTCGAGCCCGCGGTCGCCCGGATAGCGGGCCCGCTGGCCGGCCGGCGACCACATGCCGTTGGTCACCGGATAGTTCAGCGCCTCGAAGACCGAGACGATCTTGACCGCGATCGTGCGGATCGCCGCGCCCTGGAAGCGGATCGCCGGGGCGGTGAACTTGCCGTCGATCAGACGCCGGATATCGATCAGCACCGCGCCGGTCTCGGCGTCGACGACGGCGAAGCTGACATTGGCGGACGCCCCCTCGATGTCGGCGCGATCGTCCCAGATCGACTTGAGGAACGGGCGCGAGGCGCCCGAAAAGATGATGTCGACCGCGACCGCCTGGCCGAAGGCCGGCTCCTGGATCGCGTCGATGGCGACCATCGCGCCGCCGATCGGATCGGACACGCCCTCCCAGACCTGCCCGCCGATCTCGACCCGGCCCATGCCGGAATGATAGAAGCGCGTGCCCGAGGGCAGCGCGGCCTCGACGAACCATGCCCGCTGCACGTGCGGGCGCGACAGAACGTCGAGATCGTCGTCCGAGAACACGGTCATGCGAAATCGCCGAAATGGGCGCGGGCGTGATAGTCGAACACCTCGACCAGATCGATCGTGGCCGGCTCGGTGAAGGCCAGTCCACGCGTCTGCCGCACGGGCGCGATCGGACGCATGGCGAGCACCGGCGTGAGGTTCGCGAAATCGGAGGTGGTCACCGCCTTGCGCAGGCGCGGCCAGATCCGGTAGTGGCCCGGCGCGATCACCGCCGTGATCGTGTAGAGACCGAAATGGAACGGCTCGAAGCCGACATAATCGCCGATCCCGAGCGCATGACCAAAGGCGCGATCGGTCAGCCGGATCGTGCCGGCATTGAAGCTGGCCGCGGCGGCCAGCGGCACGCGCGGCAGCCATTCGCCCCACGCGCCCTCGGTCCACGCGCCCTCGGTCCACGCGCCTTCGGTCCAGGCGCCGTTCGACACCCCTCCGGCCTCCGCCGTGGTCATCCGGTCGGCGTCGAAAAACTCGATCCGGGTCGCGTTGGCGCCGCCCAGAAAGGCCGTCATCCAGCCGCGCTCGCGACGGGCCTGCCGCCCCTCCAGCGCGTTGGTCGGCAGGCGCAGCGCGACCACGTCGCCGACATGATCGAAGGTCTGCTCGGACCCGTCGCTCACCGTGTTGGCGCCCGAGTTGCGCGCGTTGGGACCGGAGATCGGCTCGACCTCGGTTCGCGCCGGAAGGCATGGCATGGCGAGCAGGCGCGCCATCAGCCAAAGCTCCGCTGCGGCCGGATGCGCCGCGTCTCGCGCGTGGCGATCCGCGAGTCGACCATCGCCGGCACCGCGCCCGCAACCGTGGCGGCGGCGGACTGGCTCTTTTCGTCGATGATCGCCATGATCTGACCGTTCTCCTCGACAAGGCGGCCGGTGACATGCAGATCGAAAACCTGCCGGGCCGTCGGGCCGACCCCGTTCGGAATGACGCGCTCGCCGCGCTCGAGGATCGCCGGCACCTCGTTCGGCTTGAGGCCGGCGATGCCGCCATTGTGATAGCGCTGCGCATGGGCGAAGGCGGCGAGCGGCACGGCCCGGCTGTGGTTGTAGCCGTCGCGGCCGGCCGTGCCGCCGCCGTGCAGGATGCCGGGGATCAGGAACCCGCCGAGCAGACCGCCGGCGCCCCGGCCGAGCCCGCCGCCAAGCGCGAGGCCGCCGCCGCCGCCGAACAGGCCGGCCAGCGGTCCGCGTCCGAAAATGGCGGCCTGCACGCCGGCCTCGACCAGCGTGTTGACGAACCGGTCGAGCGCGTCGATCCCGGTCTCGATGTCCGGAACCAGATCCTGGAAGGCGCCGGCCAGCGTGTCGTTGAGGAACTCGGAAGCGCGCGCGGCGCCCTCGATCGCGGCGCGCTCGCTTTCGATCCTGTCGATCAGCCGCGCGATCTCCTGGCCGGCGGCCGAACTGGCGTCGACGCCGGCGCGCTTGAGTTCGTTGTAGACGCGCTGCTGCTGCTCGTTCAGCCCGAGCTGGGCGTATTCGTCGCGGAGCGCCTCGAGCACCTTGTCGAGCGCCTCGGCCTGCTTTTCGGCTTCGGATTTGGCGCGGGAGCGGCCGCTGCCACGACCGCCCTTGTCGTCATCATCGGTGGCGATGGGCGTGAAGGTAAGGCGCGGCGTAGGATCAACCGAGACGTTCCGTCGACGGTTCATCTCGTCCATGATCCGCCGCTCCTCGGCGGTCAGCGACTCGAATTCGGACCGCAACGAGTTGATCGTCCCTTGCAGGTTCCGGCGCTCGGCCTGCGCGAGCACGCCGGTCACGTTCCGCTGTTCGTCCTTGACAGCAAGAATGCGGTTCTCGAGCGCCAGACGCTCTTGCGAGATCGCCGTCAGCCGGTTTTCAAGCGAGAGATTGCCTCTTGCCTCCACTTCCCGGAAGCGGTCGATCAGGCCGATGACATCATTGGTCAGGTCGACCACGGCACGCCGGACGGTCGTGCCGATGATCGACACCATCGTGTTCCAGCGCTCGTTGATCTCCTCGACCTGCCGCTTGTAGTCCTCGTCGAGCACAACGCCGAGCTGGCGGGCCTGGTCGCGCGCCGCCGAGATCGACCCGGCCGCATCGTCCATGAGCCGCTGGAACTGCTCGGCCGCGGTGCCGCCGAACAGTTCGTCGAGAATGCGCACCTGGGCGGCCTGGTCGAGCTGCTTGACCCGGTCGATGATCTCCTCGAACAGGGTCGGCGGATCCTTCAGCCCCTCCTTGAGTTCGTCGACGGTAAAGCCCAGCCGCTTCAGCGATTCCTCGGCCGGACCCGCATCGGTGACGACGAACTCGTCGATGCGCAGCTGCATCTCCTTGAGCCCGTCGGTGAGCGCGTCGACCGAGATCAGGTTGCGGTCGGCGGCGAACTTCAGTTCCTGGAACGCCTCGAAACTGACCCCGGCGGTCTCGGCCTGCGCGGCCAGCTCCGCGACCTGGTCGACCGTGCGCTTGAGCGCGACGCCTGTCGCGGCGGCAACCGCGGTGACGACCGTCACGGCGTTGCGCATGTTGCGCGCGAAGGCCGCGACGCTGCGCCCGTTCGCCCGGAAGTCGGTCTGCAGCCGGCCCCTCAGGCGGGCCGAGGTCTGCTCGACCCGTCGCGCGCCCTGGCCGAACTGGCGCGGATCGAGACCGACCGTATAGTCGAGATCGGTCATGCGTCACCCCGTTTGGAGAGCGCGGCCATGGTCCGTTCGCGGATGGCATCGGCCCGGGCGCGGTCCAGCCGTGCGCCGCCATGCTGCCTGCGGCCGGTGGCAACCTGCCAGCCGTCGAACGCCATGCGCAGTTCGGCGGGCGTCGAACGCCAGTAATGATCGGGTCGCCAGCCCATCGCCGTCGCCATGATCATTCCATACCGGAAGATGTCACCGGGGCCTTCGGCGTCGCGTCCGCCATCGCCATCCGCACCGCCAGGATCAGCCGCGCCTCTTCCTGCGCGGCGAGCCGCTTTTTTTCGGCGTCGCGCTCCTCCGGCGTCTGGCCAAGCACCATGCCGATCAGCGCGTCGGCGATCGCGTCGAGCCCGCCGATCCCGCGGGCGGCGGCGAGCACGGCGCGCGGATCGCCCTCGACGGTCTCGCACGCGTCCAGCGCCTTGCCGAGGACGGCATGGTCGAGCCGGGCCAGCGCGTCGAGCAGGTCGCCAGACGATGCCACGCCCAGCGCCGCGCGCATCCGCGCGATGCCGTCATGGGTGACGGCGATGATCGCCGCCCCGCCCTCGCTCTCGATCCGGCGCTCGCCGCGCCATTCGTTCGGCGCGGCCATCACAGGACCGTGCGCGTGATCGTGCCCGACAGTTCCACCTGCGCCGTGAACGACAGGCCGGTGTCGTTCTCGGCCTGGCCACTTTCGCGGAAGTTGCCGAACAGCGTCTCGGTCGCCACATACATCACGCCCTTGCCCAGGTGCACGACCCGCGTCTTGAATCTGGTCTGGTTGAACGCGGCCTGCTCGAGCCATGCGCCCTCGGCGTCGGTGTCGGTCAGTCCGGAGACGCCGAAGCTGATCGTCTGCGCCCCGTAGGCGGCGATCGTGATGATCTTCGAGGTCATGTCCTGACAGTCGGCACGGACCGAGCGGCGCAGGATCTCGTTGTCGATCGAGAAATCGCCGGACATCGCGCCGCACAGATATTTCCAGTTGTCGGGATCGGCCTCGACGGTCGAGTCGCCCTGCGGGGCCCATCGCTGGATGGCCAGCTCCTTGCCGTCTAGAGTAGACATGGTGAAATCCTTTCGGTTCCCGTTGCGTGAGAGGGATGATCAGACGATCCGCATCGACCATGTCTGGACCGCCACGGCGGCGGCGCCGTCGGTCGGCGCGGCATCGAAATCCGTGCGGGCCAGATCGAGGTGGACGACGAGCCCGCCGAGCGTCGGATCGGCGTCGAGCGCCGCCTCCATCTTGTCGGTCAGCGCATCGAGATCGTCGTCCACATCCTGTCCGTCGCGGGTACGGACGAGGCCGACCAGCTCGAGCGTCAGAAGGCGGCGCCTTGTGCCGCACCGCGGGGCCGGGCCGGACTGCTCGGCGGCGTTGGCCACGGCCACGACATCGTCCCGCCCTTTCGGCATCGCCGCGAGAACGCTCCGGCCGGACCGGACATCGAGGCCCGGCACGGCGGACAGGGCGGCGATGACGGCGTGGCGGACCGGCGTGCGCGGATGGCTCATGGCGCCGCCACCGGCTGGACCGAGGCCACGGACATGGAGCGCCCGTCGCGGCGCGGCGCATCCATGCGCCAAGCCTGACCCGTCGCGTCGATCACGATCCAGCCCTCGTCGGCATCGGGAAGATCGGCGGTGACGAACCGGACCGCCTGATCGGTGGCGACGGCGCCGCCGAAACCGTCCCGCTCGAAGGCGGTGCGGTCGATGCCGCGCAGGATCGCCCGCAGCGGCGCGCCGTCAGCGCCCGTGTCGTGCACCGTGCCGTCCGGCGCGCGCACCGTCACGGGCGCACCGAAGCGCCGCACGAACGGTCCGCCCATGCGGCGGAACGGGGCGGCATCGGCGATCATCGCCTACTGGCCGGCATTGCCGCCAGCGGCGGCGAGCGCGTCGGACAGTTCCTTGTTGGACGCGGTCAGTTCCTTGATCGTCTTGTCCCGCTCGGAGAGCGCGTCGGACAGTTCGGCCAGTTTCGCCTCGAGCGCGGCCGTGTCGCCGGCATTGGCGTTCTCGCGCTGGCGGAACACGCCGTGCGCCTTTTCGATGGCGGCGATCTCGTCCTCGGAGACCTTGCCGGCGCCCTTGCCGACCGGAACCGGCTCGCCGGGCGCATAGACGCGGTCGCCGGTGGTGATGGAGATGTTGAACCTGTGTGTCTTCGTGGCCATGGCGGCCTCCTTTGCGTTGTTGTTTCGGCCGGAGGCCGCAAGGCCAAGCGGCCGTCCGCGCCGTTGCGCGCGATTAACGAATTGACCGCCGAAGGCGGCAAGCGCGAAAGCGCGTCCGGCCCATTGGCCGGGAGCGAGCGCGGCGGGGTCGCAACCCCGCCGAACATGCGAAGCGAAAGACCTAGCGGACTGAAGCGTAGAACGTCTGGTTGATGTCGACCGGCACCGGCAGGGCCGCCGACTGAGTCAGAACGACCTCGACCGACGGATCCTCCTCCTCGTAGACCTTGGAGAACCGAGCCTCGGCAACCAGCGCCTTGCGATCGAGGATCGCACCGTAGGCCATGTGGCCGTCCATGCGCGCGCCGAGGCCGGCAACGCCATATTGCGGCCAGAAGTGCTGGGTCTGACCGGCATCGTCCTCGTAGGTCTGGGTGTATTCCCAGTAGTTGATGCCGTCGATCGAGCCGATGTAGCGGGCGACATCGTCGAGCCCGCCGGTGGCGCCGGCCGCCAGGCCCATCTCGCCGTCGCGCTGACGGCGATTGTCGAGGATCTCGCGGACATCGTCGTCCTTGGTGAAGATTTCGGCCGCGCCGTAACCCATCACCCAGTTGCGCACGACGCCGCCGGAGACCGAACCGACCGACCGTGCCCACGCCCGCAGATTGTCGAGCGGCAGCACGCCCGTCTCGCCCCAGCGCGCGGTCGTGGTCAGCGCAGTCGACAGCGAGGCATCACGGCTGTAGTCGATCGTGTCGGAAATACCCTCGCCCTCGGCGACCACCTGGCCGTTGATCACGAGGTCCGCGCACATCTTCTCCTCGCGGCCGCGCACTTCGTTCTCGTGATCGGCCAGCGTCTGCTGCACCTGCACCTCGTGCCGGTCCAGCAGGGTCATCTCGCCGCCATAGCGCTCGCCGGCGCGGCGCGCCTGCGCATCGCCGGGACGAAGCGAGGTCTTCAGCTTGATGTAGGGCGCCGAGTAGGCAGTCGCCTGGCGCGCGCGCCGTTCGCGTTCCTTGCCCGGCACGTTGGGCGAGACGAACGGCGCGATCTTCCGGCGCCGACCGATGCGATCGAAGATGATCTCTTCGGTCTCGAAGTTGACCACGGACGAAAAGAACATGTCCCGCAGCCAAGGCGTGAACGGATCGAGCGCATCGGCGGCCGCGACCACCTGCGCCGTGGTGAAATAGGTCGGCATGGTGGAGCCTCCTTATGCCAGGGTTTCGATGAAGATGGAGCGGTCGGCCGCGTCGCAGGCCGCCTCGAACTCGGCCGCCGTGACGCCCGCGCCGAAGGTCAGCTTGGCCGCGTCGAATACGCCCGTGCAGTAGGCGAGCGCGGTCACGTCGCCCGAGGTGGCATCGACGGCCTCGGCAAGGATCAGCCGCGGCGTCTCCGAGCCGTCACCGGACGCATCGAGGGCCAGCTTGTACTTGCCCGAGGCGGTGATCTGGCCGATCACCGCGCCCCGGGCCAGTTCGCCCGCGCCGGAGACGACCGTCACGGTGCGGGTGCGGACGGGAAAGCCGCCGAGGATCATGTCGCCCGGCGTATGGGGTTGAGTGGTTGCAGGCATGGCTTAGCTCCTCTTGCCCTTGCGCTTGTCGATCGCCGCGAGCGAAGCGGCATGGATGCGGTCGGCCATGCCGTCCGCGCCCTTGGCCTTCGGCGCGCCGAGCGGCTTGACGCCGGTGCGGTGCGCCGACATCTTCTCGGCGAGAGTGCCGGCGCCGGCGCGGGCGGCGGCCTTGTCGCCGGTTGCGGCCTGCATGATCCCGACGGCCTCGTCAGCGGTCAGGCCGGTGCGGTTGAAGGCCAGGTCGGCCGCGAGCGCCGGCACGGCGGCCGAGGCCTCGCAGGTCAGGATCGCCTGCGCGCGGGCGTTGGCCGCGGCGAAGCCGCGACGATAGGCGGCCCGCATGGCGGGCTTTTCGTCGTCCTCGCCTTCGGCCGCCGCGTCGTCCTCTTCGCCCTCGGCTTCGGGATCGGGATCGTCGCCCTCCGCCTCGTCCTCCGGCGTCTCGTCGGCGGCCTTCGGATCGTCCTCGGTTTCCGCGGCGGGATCGGGCTTGTCGTCCTCGGTCTCGGCGCGGGTCTTCATGCGCCCGGCGATCAGGCCGAGCGCACCCGTCAGGGTGGTGCTCATGGGTTTTCCTCGATGGTAGGGCGCGGGATTGCGACTTTCTTGCCCTTGACGGCGGGCCGCCGATGTCAGCCGTAGCGTTCGACGAACGCGGCGAAGGCTTGGCGCGGAGCCGCCACCATGTCCGCAAGACCGGCCGCGACGGCCGCCTCGCCGCGCAGGATCCCGGCCCTCAGATCGAGCGCCGCCTGCTTCGTCAGACGGTCGCCACGGTAGCGCTCAAGCCGGCCGGCGAAGCGGTCTGCGTCCGCCATCACCAGCGCGGTCATGTCGTCGGCGAAGCCGTCACGTTGCTCGGCAAGCGGATGACCATCCGCCTTCTTCTCCGCGCTCGTGAAGATCTGTACGTCGAAGCCGTCCTGGTCGGCCTTCCGAAGCGCATTGACATACATCGCCATTGCACCGATCGAACCGATGGCGCCGCTCTCGGGAACGACGATGGCACCGCAGGCCGACGCCAGCAGGTAGGCCGCCGAAAGCGCATTTGGCGTCAGGATCGCAACGGTCGGCTTTTCCATGGACAGCGCGAAGATTTCGTCGGCCAGCTCGAAACAGCCATCGACGAGGCCGCCCGGCGAATCGACCTCGAACGCGACAGCCTTGATGGCGTCGTCGGTCCGCGCATCCTCTACTTCGATGGACAGGCCTTCGTAGGAGGTCATGCCGGAATGCTCGCCCTGCCAAGCGCCTTTGTCGACCAGCGTCCCCTCGATGCAGATCACCGCCACGCCACCGACCTGTTGCGGCCCCTGGTAGATTCTCTTTTCGGTCCAGGGGTCGATCTTGTCGCGCAGCCGCTCGGTCAGTACGCCCATTTCGATCTGTGAGATCGGGCCGCCAAGAACGCGCGGCCCGAAGACCTCGGCGAGAACCGCCGCCTTGCCGGGGTCGATCATCAACGGCGTGTCGACCCACTTCTGGGCCAGCCGTGCAAAGGGAAAGGTCATGGCTTCACCTGCTGATCGAACGGGTACCCGACCCGTCACGCGCTGCGGCCGATCAGGCCGATCTGGTACTTCGCCTCCGCCCCCGCGGCATTGGCGATGCGCAGGATGTCGCCGGTGTCGGCGGTCACCGTGCCCAGGCCGGCCGCGCCGCCGGCCGCCAGCATCACCATGGCGTTCGGAACGATCGGGCCGAGCGTCGGCGTCGTGCCGCCGAG